ATAATTTATCATTGCGGCAAGCATTGCAGGCATAAACAGAGGAATACGATGGCTTGGGAATCGGGATTTGCATCAGACTATAGAGACCTGCTGCTACGCCTAAAGGAGGTGATCACAGGGAGTACTCTAATTACTATGCCTGTGGTGTCTGGTACCGGAGATGGGGTGCTGCATGGGCTCCATACAACAGGGGCAACTGCAGCAGAGACGTGGACGATAACCTGCACCAATGACTTGGTTCCCGCTACGTTCAGCGTGGTTGGGTCAGTGTCAGGGGCACAGGCGTCTGCGACGGCAGACGTGCCTTATACCTACGGCACCTTGTCTTTTATTATTACCGCCGGATCTGTTGATTTTGAAGTGGGAGATAGCTTCACGTTCGCTGTGGCGGTTAACCCGCTTGTTGCGGCCTCGCAGGTATGGAGCGTTGAACGGTGGTCTGGAACAGGGGCGAAAGTTGTCAACTACCTTGTCAGTAGCGTCTATGACGGTACCGGTACATATAATGGGGAGAAAGCGGTCGATCTTTCCACGACTACATACTGGAGTTCTCAAGTCGGCGAGGTTTCAGGGGCTTGGTGGCAAGTCGAGTTCGATAAGCCAGTGGATATACGTAAATTCTCCATCGGAGGGTACACCCACGAGTGGCCCACAAATACCAACCCAGCCGCGCCAAAAGATTTCGATATTGCTTACTCTGACGACGGGATATCTTTTACTGTCGACTCATCCTATGTCGACCAGATAACGTGGTTAACTGGAGAGGTTCGCGAGTTCTTGCTGACAGGCACGGGTGGGGCACACAAGTTTTGGCGCATAAACATTGCGGCTACGAATCCTGGAGGCACTGCTGTTAAACTTTATTCTCTTAAATTGTTTTCTCAGCCTAATGCTCTGTTCAATGTTGCTTACTACGGGGACGGGTATGACGCAGTCCTACGTGGGCCTGGAACGGCGGGAGGGGATGACATATATGTGGCTATTCGCCCAGATGCCTATATACATAATGGGCCTAACTGGGTTTTAGAGGGATCTCTAGGCTATGCATCTGGGCTGGATTCATTAGGACAGCCAGGGTATAGCAACGAGCTAATCACTTCCCCGCAGCCACATCAACCGAGGTTGCCGCTTTTTGATGCGCCGTTTAAATACTGGATCACGGTATCTGGGAGAGTCATTACGGTTGCAGCTCGGTTTCAAGGGATCAGTGAACTTTGCCAGCTTGGGTTCTTCCTCCCATACGCGATGCCAGAGCAGTCTCAATACCCCTACCCGCTTATCATAGCTGGGGCACAGAGCGGAGGAGGAAACTCATCATACACCTCGTTCAATTGGCAGCGGGCGGACGACGGGCATAGTCTGGTATTCAGTCCTAGATGTGCAGCGTCTGGGCTATCAGGGATAGACGCCGCACCGTCTCCAGTTAGAGTCTACACCCCGTACAACACATGGGCGCAGGTTGCGAATTTTTACAGCGGAAACTATAACTGGCCTTATGGCGAGGCCAAGACTCTGACCACAACTCCTTATCAAATGATGCGAGATCCGGAGGGGGTAGGAAGTTATGCAGCCTACTTGGGGCCTATGCTGAATGGGAAATACCCGTTAACGGCTATTTGTTTGGTGGATGTGATAAATGACGCGACTTACGGAGAGTTGGACGGGCTCAAGCACATACCTGGAGTGCACCCTATAGAGTCTATCATCACAGACGATGAAGACCAGGACTGGCTCGTATTAAACAACGTATTTAGAGTGTCTTCTGTAGACTTTGTCGCAATGAGGCTGTTATGAGTTACGCTACCGGAACCGCTGATACGCGTGAGACCTTGCTTGATCTGTTCAAAACATTCGCGATCGCAAGTGGCTGGAGTCTTGATCGTTATGAGCTTAGAAACACCGGAGCGATCTTAGACATTCACAAGGCCGGGGTCACTGAAACACTGTATGCGCACTTAAGGTCAGTGTACTTCGAAGACCTCCCGGGGCTGTCTGCCGGAGATTTTGCTGGTATAACCGTAAGCATGTCAGAGAGTTATGATTCTTCAAAGGATGCTACAAATCAGCCCGGGGCGCCTCTCAATCTGACCAATGCATCGCAATGGTACAATGCCAGGATAAGTGGCTTTACTCCTGTCTCGAAGTACTGGTTCTTCTCATCATCATCTCCTACTGAGTTTCTGGCTATGGTAGTTCTGCTCCCTGGCGGAACATATCGGCACATCATCATTGGCGAGGTAGAGAAGTACGACGCCACTGTGCTGGGTGGGGCCTTCTTCTACGCATCAGAGGGTTGGGCAGGAGGAGGACTCGACACACTGCCTTTCTATGCCGCAGGATTCCCTTGGAGCAATCCTGGCGCATCATATGTGCATCTTAATGCCGATGAGAGAGATGGCTGGTGGGGTCCTGGGTGGGTTTCCTCTGGAGGAGAGTTATCTTTGATAGGGGCGACAGTCAGCCACCCATTTACATGCGGGGCATTAGCTTATAACTCTGTGAACCAATTCAGTAACGCCAGCGCTTTAGTACAGGCAAACCTTTTCTTAAAGGCTCAGACAGGTTTATGGGCAATTTTCTCCAGGATACCTAATCTACGATACAGTCGCAGGTCTGCGTTCCTAGTCGATACAGTGTACCCATTAGGGGCGGATAATTGGATGGCCTTTCCCCTCTACTCTGTCAACAGTAATTATGCATTAGTTTACAAGAAGGTGACGTAGTATGTCTGACGGGTTTCTGGTTCCGTCCAATACCTCTTTTCAGACGATCCGTCCTGAGTATGCCGGCGTCGATGTGGCGCGCCCAGCTCCAACTGGGGTCAATATCATCAATGAAGATGAGATCGTTCCGATGTTGGGGGTAGAAAGGGTAGCATACCCATTCCAATATTTCCTAACAGTCTACGGGACGTTGGTCAGCTCGTTCTTTGACGACTATTACAATAGGATCCACGTCTACCCTAACCCATTGGATTTCGGGTACATCGCGTCTGACAGCGAGCGATCGTTCCAGGTATGGAATGCCTATCTCATTCCCCAATACTTGGAAAGCCTAACTGTCACTGGCGCGGAAGGGATTACGATCAGTGGTGGGCCGGTATCCGATATCTGGTTTAAAGGGTTAGAGGCGATAAATTACACGCTGAGCACTGGGGTTAATGGGCCGGCGTCCTCTAATGCCACCTATCAATTCACGTTTACTGGGGTGTCCGTCCCCGTCCTGGTCGCAACTGGCACCAGGGTCATCATATTTCCGTTCGCGGCCAACTGGAGATCGAGTGTTCTCGAGCGCTTAGATTGGATGACCTCCGTGACTGAGTTTAGAAATGGAGGGGAGGAGCGGGCGCGTATGAGGCAGAACCCGCGGCAGACTCTAGAGTTTGAGGTGCTAGTTCATCATGACGATTTTCAGCTTTTAGCCTCATTGTTGTTCGGATGGCAGGGCAGAGCTTGGGGAGTACCTTTGTGGCCCCAAGGTCAGCGACTAACTTTTTCTTACCTAGCCGGGTCATCGGTATTCTCGTTGAATACAGTAGGTTACGAGTATCAAGTGGGGGGCAACATAATTTTCTACTCCACGCCTACGCGCTATGAGGTTTTGACTATATCAGCAGTCTCGGAAACGTCGGTGACAACGTCGACCGGATTGCTTAACAATTGGTCTGCACATAGTTTGGTGTTCCCGCTAAGAATAGCCTTTCTTCAAGGAAGCCCTGTTGTCAGAAAGATAACCGGGGAAGTTGCCGTGGGAACTGTGCAGTTCAAGAGTCAGCAGCACCTGCTTGGTGCGTCAGACTGGCCGGCCACATATAAATCGCTGCCTGTTCTCGAACTCGACCCTCAACGGAAAGAGCATGTTGAAGAAACATGGAACCGCCGAACGGCTGAGTTGGACTATCAAGTCGGACAAGCCCGGGTATTTGATAAGGACGACTTTTCTACTCCCGTAAGATCTGCGCAGTACTGGGGGATCAATCGGACTAAGCTCGCCGCACTTCGGTCAGTGTTCAATTATGCTCAGGGGATGTGGAAGCCATTCTGGGCCCCTACGTTCGATCGGGATTTAAGGTTGGTGCAGACAATTAACCAGGGCGGCGCTGTTATGATTGTCATGCTTGTACAGTTTACAAGGTATGCTTGGCCGCACCCGTATCGTAAACATATCCGGATTCAGTTAAAATCTGGCGAGATCCTTTACCGAGAGGTCGCGGGAGCCGATGACGTCAACTCCCCTGTAAACACTGAGACACTGACGGTTACTGAGGCCTTTCCGAATCAGATATCTCCATCTGAAGTACACATGATTTCGTTCATGCCGTTGGCGAGACTGGCTTCTGACAGTATCGAGATAGGCTGGGAAACGATGACTGTGGCCAATACTACCTTACCGATACGCCCAGTACAGGATACGACCATATGAGTTTTGAAGAGTACGATCTATCCATTTCTAACGGATCTCCGACGGAGTTATTCAAGTTTGTTTATAACGACAACGTGTACCGCTTCTGTACTTTAGATGGTGGAGTGCCAACGTACACTATGAATGCAGAGGTTTATACCGCCGCATCTATTCGACGCCCAGATACCGAGATGTCTGAAGACATGCAGAAATCTGCGATAGACTTAACCGTGCCGAAAGACTTCCCAATAGTCGAGTTGTTTTTCCTTGGGCCCCCTGAAGGGGTCGTGTCTATTACTGTATTTCGGTTGCATGTCAACGATAGCGGGCAAAACTATATCACCGTCTTCAAGGGCAGAGTGTTGAGCTGTAACTTGCAAGGGTTTGAGGCTATCATTCGCTGTGAGCCTGTGTTCAGCAGTTTGCGCAGACCAGGGCTACGGATGGTATATGAAACCCAATGTGTGCATGGGCACTACGAAACCGGGTGTAACCTGAACAAAGACAGCTGGGCGGTCCCTGGTTATGTCCTGGATGCAGACGGGATTGATGTCGTCGTTCAGCAGGCAGCAGCTAAACCAGATGATTGGTACAAGGGCGGGGTCTTTATCTGTGGAGACGTGCGCCGCATGATTATGCGCCAGATCGGAGCAAACTTAGAGCTTATGCAGCCAGTATCCACAGAATTGTCAGGGAAAGAGTGTATCATTTACCCTGGGTGTGATCACACCATTAAGATGTGCGCGGAGAAGTTCAATAACGCGATTAATGCCTTGGCCTTTAGGTGGCTTCCGGCGAAAGACCCATTTACTGGTGATAATATATTTTGGTGAGCTATGCCGTATCCTGTCCTACTAATCATCTATTATGTGCTTATGATCGCCTTGACTATTGCCCAGGTGGTGATGGCACTTACTAGAAAGTCTAGTGTTCCGAATTTACTACCAAGTGCGATAGATAATGTCCCGGTGGCTGAAGCGGGTAAACCTATTCCAGTAGTATTTGGGCGTAGGTTCCTACGGCAGCCGAATGTTGTCTGGTGGGGCGACGTTAAAGCTGAGCCAATAACCATGAAGACGGGTGGGGGGTCTAGTTAATGGCTCTAACAGATGAGCAGTTAAGCCGTGTAGTAACCGCCAGAGATGCAATGAATCAGAATCATTGTGTTCGTGGACAGCGCCGTTTATGGAACGCTAGTGGGGCGCTTACGCGGGGGGTAACCTACGAAGACTTCATACGTCACGGAGTTACCGTGCGGTGGCTCTTAGAAACGGAAAACCCATACGCAGTAAACTTGGTGGAAAGCATTTTAGGGGTCAAGATTAATGGCTAGTGGTGGCGACGAGATTACGATTGGCTACTGGTATTCCATGGGGGCGCACATGGCTGTGGCACATACCGTCGATGCTTGGATCAGTATCAGAGCAGGAGACAAGAACGCGTGGATTGCCCCGGAATCCGGCATTACGAGTACCACCACAATCTACATCGACAACGAAGAATTGTTCGGCGGCGAGAAGCGGGAAGGAGGTATTCTTGGCTATGTGGATTTGGTTATGGGGACAGGCGCTGAGCCTGTGAATGACTATCTTGCGGCACATTTAGAGGCTGACCCGCCGGGGGCTATTCCAGCGTTTCGCGGGGTTAGCTGCGCTGTTTTGAAGCAGCCGCGGGTTATGGCTAACAACCCGAACGTCAGACCATGGAACTTTGAGGTGTTTTGTCAGCCGGCAAAAGGATGGTACCCGGAAACGGAAATACTCTATAACCCAGATTTTCCTGGTAATCTCTCCAAATGTGATGGGGTAAACCCGGCACACATGGTTCGCGAGTGCCTGACTAATGCATGGTGGGGATTGGGGCACTCCCCATTAGAGATTGATGACGATTCGTTCAGGGCTGCCGCGCTGATTCTATACAATGAGAAGTTTGGGATAAATTTAGTATGGGACCGGGAAACACAGTTAATGGACTTCATAGGTACCATTATTTCGCACATAGATGGGACACTCTATGTACACCCCTATACCGGCCTGTACACCCTAAAGCTGTTTCGTAAGGATTACGTCGTCGCGAATCTGCCCATCATGGATGAGACGAATATTGTAGATTTGCGCAGCTATGACCGGCTCTCAGTCGGGGAGCTTATAAACCAAATGGTCGTCATCTGGTATGACCACAATCTCGATAAGCAAAGGTCGGTTACCGCGCATAACACGGTAGTGCGGGAGTTGCAGGGAGGGGTTGTCTCGTCTACGGTAGAGCTACCTGGGATATCTACTGCAGACCTCGCCAGTAAAGTAGTAACCCGAGAATTGAAGAAAAATAGCACTGCTTTATCCAGGGTGTCTATTATTACAGGAAGGATCGGAGCTACGTTTGGGATAGGGGATCTCTTCAAGCTTAATTGGGCTGATTATGGTATTAGCGGGGTCGTGTATCGAATTGCGCGTATCGGATATAACGCAGCTGACAGTAACCAGACGGTAATTGATGCAGTAGAGGACATTTTTGCGTTCGGCACAGGGCTTTATGCTCCTCCGGATGAGAGCGCCTGGAAAGACCCCATTAGCGCCCCGCAACCAGCTCCGTACCATCAGGCCACGGAAGCGCCTTATATCTTGATAGAACGGAGGCTGCGCGAATCGCAGGCATTGATAGCGGAACTCGACCAGATGGCAGGATTCTTGACTTATCAAGCGTCCTCGCCTTCCCAGGACGCTTTTAGTTATACGCTATACACTCGAGTAGGCACGAACCCGTTCGTGCAGCAATATGTCGGGCTCTTTACCCCGGTTGCCCAGACTATCTCGGAATTAGTGCCAGAAATTACATCAACTGTTGGTATCACGGCGCTATCGAACTCCGATATCTTGGCCGTGCCACTCAACACGTATGCGCACATTGGGCCGGAAGTCGTGGAGGTAATCGCTAGGAGCGCAACATCCTTGACTCTTAAGAGGGGGATATTAGACACAGTTCCTATAAGCCACCCAACAAATTCAATTATCTTTTTTTCGGAACGACGGCAATCTTACGACTACACGCAGTGGGTAGACGGCTCTCAAGTACAGGCAAAAGCCAGCCCTCTTACAGGCAAAGGCTCATTAAGTTTGGCGCTGACCCCGACTGACACATTACAAATAAAGCGCAGATGGTATCGCCCCTACCCCCCAGGGAATCTCAAGGTTAATGGGGTGCGCTGGCCGCAGGACGCCGTCGTAGGCGAGCCCGAATTCACTTGGAGTCACCGAGACCGCACTACGCAATTAGCGTACTATGTTGGGCAGGATGAGGGCAATTTCGGCCCGGAGGCTGGAGTAACTTATACGATCAGGATTTACGATCGCAACAATGCCTTGAAGCGCACCGTGACGGGTTTGACTGGAACTAGCTGGACCTATTTGTCAGCAGATCAGGTGGCAGACGCACTCGGGGCAGCTTATACCTTCACGATTGCCTCGGTCCGTGACGGACTGGAAAGCTGGCAAGCAAATCGGGTAATCGTGTATACTGAGGCGATCGGCTACGGATACGGCTATGGATATCTGTATGGCGGGTTCACTGGAGAAATTGGCTTTGGCGAAGCTTATGGACAATTTTATGGCAGGTTTTTCGGTTGAGAAGGAGCTAACATGACGGCATTAGTCGGCCCTAATCTGGGTGTCAATTATGGATGGGCGTTAGGGGAGGACGGATGGAAACCAGGAATGGACCTTAATCTGAAGTTACTTGACGCTATGCTTCAACTGGCAGTAAAGGACAAAGATCTAGGTACACCCCCCGGATCTCCCGCAGAGGGAGATCGATATATCATTCCGGCAGGGGCTACCGGTGCGTGGGCAGGGCAGACGAATAAAGTGGCTGTCCGTATTGAAGGTACATGGGAATTTTATTCCCCCACAGAAGGCTGGTTCGCTTGGGTGCAAGACGAAAACCTATTCTACACTTTTGATGGCGCGGCATGGGTAACCTCCATCAATTCTGCACAGCCTTACGACGTCCATATCACTTTCAACGGTGTACCAGACAGTTCTTTGGTATTGGCGAGGGTCCCGGTACCTCGTACAACTGTCTTTCCGGCAGGGTTAACCGGTAGCTATGCGAAATCGGAAGTCGCCGCTACGGCCTCGACGACGTTTGCAATATTGAAGAACGGAGCTAGTATCGGCTCAATTGTGTGGGGCGCTGGAGCTACAGTAGCTACCTTCACATTTACGACTGAGCAGACTTTCGCAGCTGGTGATCTTCTGAAGGTTGTCGCTCCTGCCGTTATCGACGTATCCTTAGCGGATATTGGTATCACGCTCGTCGGGACTCGGTAACGCGCTATGGCCTTAATATCTTTTGACGGCTTCCAGACATACGGTTCCCCTGCAGACACTAGCGGAAAATATGCTGTGTTTGACGGCGCTCTTGGCGCAGGTAGAAGAGCAAGCTCTGGGGCTGCCGAATTATCTGCGTCTGGAGCTATTACTCTCCTCTTTTCAGCAGCCTCTACCTTGTCACGAGGGTTTGCATACAAACAGCCTACGCTGTTCGCAACGACTATATTGGAATTTTCCACTAGCTTAGGCGAGCAGCTAAGCTTGCGAACTACGGCAACTGGTCAGTTATACGTCAGCCGGAATGGCTCTACCATATGGTCTTCAGCTTCAGATCCTACATACCGGCTGAAGGCTGGGCAATGGCGATATATCGAATTCTCAGCGACAATCAGCACATCCGCTGGCACCTGGGCGTTACAGGTGGCTGGAATCCCGGACTCATTAGTGCAAGGTTCCGGAGTCAATACCGCAGCCCAGGGCGGCACAACCGCAGATAGAGTAACCTTTAGGCAGTCGGCTGCTGGGGCTTCCGCGTTTGCTGACACTTATCTCAGAAACGATCTCACATTTAATGGAGACTGTAGGGTCGATCGCTTACTCCCGTCTGCTGACGGATTTCATGCAGATTATGGCGTTTACGGTGCGGCAACCCTTGCACTGGCGTTGGATGACACGAGCCCGAATGGGGATACTGACTACATATTTTCCAATACCGTGGGTGAGATAGGCTCTGTGCATATGGCGGATCTCGCATTTACCCCAGAGACAGTGTTCGGAGTTAATGCGGTTTACTACGCGAAGCTTAGTGAGGCTGGAACACGCGCGTTGAGTATCGGTATCAGGTCTGGGGGGACTGATGACTTTGGCAGTCCCGACGGTTTAACCTTAGCGTATGCCCGATACGAAGATTTCCTGGCGGACAACCCTATCACCAGCCTACCATTCACCATTTCGGATATCGCTAGCTTAGAGTTAGCTGTAAAGACGGAGACTTAATCTATGAGCTTTCTTAATGCGTTGATTACTGATGATCTTGACAATATTTCGGACCTTGGTACGGTTATGCCATATTCTTCTTCTGGTCTGGGTTTGGTGGTTGGGGCGCCTCCAGGATTTACTGGCGGGAACCGGGCCTATATCACTTGTAGTCAATATGAAGATTCGATCAACATGAGTGTCGGGGAGCAAGCAGGGAATACTCTTTACATTGCTGGTTTCGTAAAGACACCCACCGCAAATAGCTCCGGAACACAAGCGATGGTGGGAATCGGCGGCCCCATGGGCGGCAGCTATGGATACCCTAGAACTCAGTGCGGTCTCGTGTGGTCTACGACCCTAGCTAAATTTGGGGCGTCTAGGGGCGTCTCTTCAGTGGCTTGGGGTGCAACTACTTTTAACCGAAATACGTGGTATTCAATTCGTATAGAGTGCAAAGTTCATTCTTCGACTGGCGTATTTAAGCTGTGGGTAGACGGATCTTTGGAGATTAACTTCTCTGGTAATACGCAAGCTTTCGGTTATGACAATGTCAATTATGTAAATCTGGGTTCGTTTTTCGCGGAGAATGGCTACCCAAGCCTGCTGACTGGGCTCTCTGGCGCATATCAGTTTATAGTGTGCAATAACCAAGGCTCTGTGAATAACTCAATGATACCGTGGAGTATGGGGCACGAGCTACTTTACCCAGAATCGGACGGGGCCTCGACCTGGACGCCTAGTGCTGGTGCAGCCTATGCAGCGATTGATGAGCTGGTTGGGGCCTATAACGACGATACCGACTACGTGTCTGCAACCGCATTAAACGCAAAGCAGATAGCTGGGCTTCCTAATCCAACAGGGACTATCGGGAATGTGATGGGGGTTATTGTGAACGGCAGGCTCAAGAGAACCAATATTGGCGTAGTGGGGGTAAAGATAGGGACGAAAGTGTCAACAGATGAGCGCCAAAGCCCCGCTATTTATCTTTCAACTGCGTACAAGAACTACCAATACCTCACGGAGACAAAAGACGGCACTAATTTATTTACCCAGTCCGATCTTAACTCGCTGGAAATTACCGCTGAAGTGACCGACTTGCCATAATGCCAACTAAAAAGTATTTAACAAGCACTGCTCTCACCGCCCCTAGCGGCACTCTGCCGTCGGGGGAACAGGACTCTCAGTCTCCCAGCTTTTCAGCGAGTACCGCAGCCACCATTAAAGGGGTTACAGCCGCTGCTGGGAGCGCTATGGCAAGCATGGCTGGGACAACACTGGCAAATACGAGTCCACAGGCCGGGTTTATGGGCATGTGGGGGCTGCCTCCCCTCTCAGGTGCTCAGACGATTGGTGGGGCTAGTGAGACAGTGACGGTAAACGTCGCCGATCTGCAGAGTAATCTAGCAGCTAACTTCTGTGTCAATCGAGCGCACGTCTACGTCTGGCGTCCATCTACAGGGACGGTTGTAGGGGACTGTTGTACCTACGCCACAGCTCCATCTGGGGGATCGCCCACCGAAGCGACGAGTGCGTCAAGTATTCAAGTCACTTCTTTTGTTGTGGATTTGGCTAGCGTATCCGCCTCTGATGGGGACGTCATCATCGTAGAGCTGTGGGCCAGCTTTACGCAAGACACTGCAGCTGCTTACACCGCCAGCATCTATTACGAGGGCAGTACCGAGCAGACAGTAGAGAATACCGTAGTCAGCGATCACGCAGCATACGTTGAGTTTTCTCAGAATTTAACTTTCCAGTCCGTCCCTGCTAGGCTGACATCAGAGTTAGCCACCACGATCTACGCGGATACCGGAGCCACTCCTACGGCGCGGCTTACGGCGGAATTAGCCACCACGATCTACGCGGATACCGGAGTCATTCCAGCCGCACGATTGACTGGGCAACTGGCTTATGTTATCTACGAGATAAACACTGCAGCAGCCTATGTCACTTCAGTGCAGGCTGAGATTCTATCACAGGAATCATCTGCTCCTCTAGCGCGTGTTACTGCGCTGCAGTTAGAGGTCATCTCGTCAAACAAGGACATCAAGAAGCGCCCAAGAACTTTTGTAAGCACTTGATAAGGTGCTATCATATGGTCACTATCAGATCAAGGAGGATCTCATGCAGTTAGTTCTCAAATTCTTATTGGCCAGGACCCAAGAGCCATCAACTTGGGGTGGACTGGCCTTGATGAACCAAGCCTTCGGATGGTATCCGATGACAGCGGAGCAAATGTATGCGCTTGGCACATTTGGCATGGCCCTCATGGCCGCTCCTGACGACTCGATCGACAAGCTGAAAGCGCGTCTATCGCAAATGCGTAAATAATTCCTCCAACACTAAATCACAAGGACGTGAATCATGGCTGTAACATACACCACTGCTGTTAAGAATGCTCGCATGGACGCCGTCGCTGCGCAGATTGATGCTGGTGCGGCTGCCGGAAAACTCGAGATCGGCACTTCCGCAATGGGCTCGATACTGGCGACGTTCACCTTGAACGACCCGTGTGCCGCTGCCGCTGCTTCAGGTATTCTGACTCTGAGCGGGTTCCCTAAAACCGTGGCTGCCGGCAATACCGGTACCGCCGCGGCCGCTCGTATTCGCGACAGCAACAATAACGATATCATCACTGGCCTGACGGTGGGGGTCTCAGCTTCCGATATTATCTTGGACAATACCTCGATCAATAGCGGGCAGAACGTCACCATCAACGCTTCCCCAACTATTACTCACGCTTAAAGGTGCACCATGCCCTGGCAACGACACGGGACATGCAATCAATGCGGGGAGTGCTGCGCAAATGCGGGCTCCCCGTACGACAGCAGCCAGGGGAAGTGTCCACATTACCTCCCTGAATCAAAGACCTGTGAGCAGCATGGCACGGCCAATACGTATT